AACGTATAGTTAACTTTGATTTTCTTTCTGTTCTTTGTCAGCTATTTGATAAGTTTCTGGCATAACAGAGGCTTTAGAAATTTTAACTGCTTCATCAATAATTTCATCATGTAAAGTAGCATCTAAAATACAATGTCTCTGATTAGCAGGAGTAACTTCATCTACTACAATTTCTGTAGGAGTAATAAGATATCTAACCCTGTACTTTGACACATCTGCTCCATCTGTTATAATTTCTGTTCTTTTAGCAGAAGCATCTCCTGTTCCTTCCTTATGAGTTTGTCTACTATAATCCATTCTCCAAACCAAATTTTTATAAGGTTTTTTGTAAGGATTACGTACATTAGCTCTATATTCATCATGTCTAACAGGCACAACATTTACTTCTTCTGGAGTAGATTCATCTGTAATTATAGACTCTTCTACAGCATATAAGAAATCATCTGGCATATCAAAAAAAGTTCCATTAACATGAGCACCTGTTTGAGTAGCAGATTCTATAATATCAACTCCCTCTACAGGAGATACAGCTTCAGAATCAAACTCTGCACTCATTATAAATTGCTCTAGATCTCTGCGTCTTTGCTCAGTTTGTTCAAACCCTTGTTGGTATACATTAGCTAAAGGAGCATAGTGTCTTTTAAAGACCCTAATTTGTGCTTTATTTAAAATAGCACTAATTTGCCTATCATCATAAGCCGGTGCCCCATATTCAAAAAGTTTATCGAAAAATAGAAGTAAATTATACTTCATTTCATTTGCTTCCATATAAAAATTATTTTAGTCTTGTTTCAATAATTGCTTTAGTATTTAAAATATCAGCATCTTTGGTATTAAAAAAAGAGACAGCTTGTTCTAAGTGTTTTCCTATAGGTTGGCCAGTATCTTTAATTTTATACCCATCTTTGGAACTATATGAAATTTCTTCTGCATCTATAGCATCAAGTATAAAGAGTTTTAATCCATTAGTAGGATCTGCTATTATTCTTAAAAAATCATCTATATTAGTAACTCCTCTCTTAGAAGAAGGTTCTTCAATTACTTCTAACAATTTACTTTTTAAGGCATCAATACTAGAATCTTTATCTGGTTTTTTATTAAGTAATCTTAAAGTATTATATAACTTAATCCTAGATTTCTTAATATTCATAAACTCATCTAAAGCTTTTTCTTTCTTTTTAGAAAGTTCTGATTTAACCTCTTCTTCAACTTTTTCATCTATTAATACAAAATCACATTTTGCATTTGACATTTGAGATTCATTATTTGCAAATCTAGGATTTATCCTTAGAACTTTATACCATAATGCATCTACAGGATTGTTTAAATCTAAGGTAAGCCCTTCTTTTGTAAGAGACAATGAAAAGTCCCCCCAAAATTTTGAATCCCTTTTAAACAAGTTTAATGCCCCTGCTGGTTGATCAAGTAATTCCTCAAATTCTTTTTGTTCTCCATCTCTAGTAAAAGGATTTAAATAGGTCCTTCGTTTAGTATCAAAAGGTAAACAATAATCTTTTCTACATCCAGAATAGGTATGTTCTCCATCATGCCCTTTTGGAAAGAAAGCCCTTTTTCTAATAATAGGTTTTACCCTAATTTTCTTGTTCTCTAATACTGTTATATCCATACATTAAAATTTATATATAGGGGGAACTAAGTCCCCCCTTTGTTTATACTGCATCAAAAATCCATTCGCCCATACGAAGTGGGTTGTGTATTTTAATACCACACCAGTCTGCACGAGTGATTTCATATCCATCTACCTTACTAGCAATAGATTTAGGACCTGCAGAGCCTCCACCAGGAGTATAAGGATCCCTTAAACCAGGAAGATAAGCAAATACCTCATCCTGTCCTTTAATACGAACCATCTGAACATTAGGTTGTCCAGCAGAAGTACCAAAGTCCATAATAGTAAGCCTATAAGATTCTACAAGACCTCCATCTGGATGATATTTTTTGTTTCTAACTGGGTCATCATACCAAGGAATATGAATAAATTCAAACTCAATTCCATTAATAGAAATTACTTTTTTGTACTGAGGTTCATGATAAGTAGCATTACTACCAGAACCTACTCCATCAACCCTATTATGATCCAATCCAGAATTGCGAATTGCAAAAGCTCCAGCATACTGCTCTACAGCACGAGAAACCATTTTCAATCCATGTTCACCCGTACCAATAACGAATTTACGTTGATCTTCTGGAAGTTTACCAACAGACATTGACAAAGCAAAGTCTACTAATTTCTCAATAGAGAAAGAAGTATAGTAATGCATATTGGCAGGAGAAATCTGATCTCTAAGACCTAATCCTGCTCTAATTTCACCACCTGAATCTCCAATATTTCCATAAGTACCATCTTCTCTCCTATTAGATTTACCAAAGAACAAAAGTTTAGCTTTTTCTCTACGGAAGCGTTTGTCAAATTCAAAGTCCAATTTGTTCAACCAAGTTCTAAAAGTTTTAGTCTGACCCTTTTCATTAGCATACTGCCAATCAAAAGTTACAGGTTCATTCTTACCTTTAATAATCATCTCACCAGGAACTGTATGTTCTTTACGGAGCATAGAGATTCTGTTAGACATTTTAAAAGGACTGGTAAAACTAATATCGGAACCTTTTTTACTCATAAACTGTTCAGACAGCGAATAATCTGCTGACCAACGAGTTCCTGCTGCAAGTTCTTCATAAGGAACATACAATTCAGGATCAGAAGTAACAAGTTCTACTTCATACCTAAAGTCAGATCCTTCTTGATCTCCATCATTCCTAATCAATAAATGGTATAGGTCTGGATCTTCCCCTACAATAACATGCTGTTGGAAAAACATACGTTCTCCAAAATACATGTAAAATCTGTCCCCATATTTACCTGGGGTAGAAGATGCTGAAAAGCTGCTTCCAGAAATACCTGTAGCTTTTACAAGAGGGGTGTTTTTTTCATCTGCTCCCATAAGCATCCATTCATATTCTCGATCATCCGGTAAATAAAGAGTAGGATACTCATTTAATTTACTAATCAGATCATCCTGCATTGATACTTTATAAATTGTATCAACAAATTTGGAAACCGTAATAGGTTTCTCTCCAAATAATGCGGCTAGATTGTTAGCAGAGGTCAACCCTGACCAATCTTTACCTTCGTACCTAATGGTAGGAAATGCGGCGGTATTTAAAGCCATAATTATATATATTTAAGTAGTTAAAGTTTCTAAAATAATTTAGTTATTTTTTCCATTTCCTCTAAATAAGATTTACCTTTATTAGAGCTCTGGGAAGGTTTATATCCTCCTTTATTGTAATCAATACTTTTTATTGATTCTTCAAATTCTTCTATGGCTTTTCTTTTACCTGCTGTTCCTAATGAACTCCAATCTTGAAATCCTTTAGTTAGTTCAAATAAATAAGCCAATTTTATTTCAAAGTCCAGTGGATTAGTTGATCTTGCTTTAGCTATCTTATTTACAGGATAGCCTGTTTGGGGGTCAACGTCCACTGGAGTTGTAAGTGTTTTTATAATTCTGTCCTTAATTAAAGAACTTAATTTTATGCCTGGGATAATTTCTTCAGTTTTATCAATAGTATTATTAAACTCTTCTAAAACTTTTTGTTCTTGTTCCCTTAATATTTGTCTCTGCCTCTTTGATTGCTCTAATTCATACTGTTCTTTTTGTTCTAAAACAGTTTTTAATTCGGATAAGCTAGATTTACTTTCAGACTCTAATTCTCCTAATGTCTCTAGTCTTTCTATAAGTTTATCTATTTTTTCCTCGGTAAAGTTAGTAGTCTCTTTATAATAGTTCTTAACAACAGTTCTTTGTAAATCTTCATTCTCTTCTAGAGTTCCCTCAGTAACTTTTGATAATTCAAACTTTTTTTCGTCTATTTCTAATAGTTTATTTAAAGGAACGCCTTCTTCTAAATTATCTTGTAACCATTTAACTCTAGGATCTAAATAAGATTCCTTGTATTGTTCAAACCTCTTTTGATCATACTCTGAATAAGCTTGCATTAAAGAATCAGCAGTACCATCAAAATTTTCTAAATCTAAATTAGGAAGGACACCCTCTTCCACTAGCATTTTAGCGTATGGAGTGAGAGGAGAATCTTTAGTATTTTGGGAAGAGGGCTCTTCCGGTTTTTCTTCATCTGTATTAGATTCTTCTGTTTCTGTCTCACTTTCTTCACTAACTTCTATATTCTGTTCCTGAACTTCTTTAGTTTCTTCTTCTTTCAAATTCTCTTCGTTCTCCTCCTGAACATTTGGAAAATCTGCTAACATATCATCTAAGGATGATAAATCAAATTCTTCAAATTTTTTTTTTCTTCTACTTCCATACCTAAAAATAATTTATACAAATATAGTTATTTTAATAATAGCTTCCAAATTTTTTAGCAATTATTTTTCTCGATTATAGACTTTATCTGGCTAAACCTACTAAAAGTTGCTTATTTTTGTCTTTATTTAAGACAGTTTTTCTACCTCTGGTTAATGCACCACATTCACATCTATACTCTGGATATTTTCCAGTTTGAGTGTAATAGTAGGTATTAGTTAATTCTAATTTATCAGAACCACAAGAACTACATAAGGGCACATCAGAGTCTAAATAGAGTCCAATATTTGGGTGACTTTTTATCCAGGGCCTAAGTTTTAAATATATTTCTTCTAGCATTACTACATCTTGAATATTATAAATTTCCATTTCTTTAATAGCAGCTAATTCTCCTTGAATACATCTCTTCCATAAATTAAAATCAGTTTTTATTTTATTACCTACACCAAAATATGTAGCTAAAGCATCTAATTTATTACTAGGAAATCTAAATTGACTAGATGCAACTTTTTTAGTATCTATAGAGCGTAAAGAAGTATATGGGGGTAAACCATTTAATATAGCTCTACTATTAAGCATGGGTAAATCAAAACCATTTCCGTAATGGGCAACTACTATATCTGCTTCGTCTAAGAGCTTCCATAAACTAGTTACAATTCTTTTATCATCAAACTCTTTAACTTCTTTTGAAGTGATAGCATCTGATATTATTTCTGAACTATAAAGCCATTTAGCACTCCATGTAAGCATTATAGGGTCTTGTTCAACTTGCTCTAAATTAATATTTACTTTAAATCTTCCAAAAGTATAAGTTATACTAGGTGAGGTTTCTATATCAAATATTAATATTTTTGGAAATTTATTAGATTTAACTCTTGCTAAATATACAGCACTAGGCATGTGGTTATACTACCCTCATGACAAACACTTTGAGGACATGCAACCAGAGGTGGACTTCAATGTCTCTATGGGGTGGGGTGTTAGGTTAGTAGGCAGGGTAGATGGACTGATTAAAAAGAACAACAAGTACTGGATCCGTGAGGCTAAGACTACAGGCTTATCTATCAGACAGTTTGAAGGCAGGATGCAGACCTCTTACCAAGCCACAGGCTACATGTGGGCAGTACAGAAAGCGTTGGGTATGCCTATACAGGGACTGATGTATGACTGCCTTAAGAAACCCTTACTCTAAGAAAGCGTAGCACCGAGACAGCAGAGGACTTTGGTAAGAGGATTATGGATGACTATGGGGATGCTACTAAACAGAAGCATTACTTTACAAGGCACTATACCTATCGTACTCCTGATGACTTAAGGCGGTATGAAGAGGACATGAAGAAACTTATTAAGGACCTACGCAGGAGCAGGAATCATGAGTTGTGGTATAGGAATCCTGATGCTTGTTTTGCGTTCAATACCCAATGTCCATATAGACCCATATGTTTTATGGATACACCAGATAAATTAACTGTAGAATTATTATATAAGAAGGAGAATTATTATCTTGACACGAACTCCAAAGTATGATATATTGATTTCGTCAGTAGGGAAGACGGATTTTTTATGTCTAACAGCCCCTTTAGTATGCGAAGAACTGGCTACCGCCTTTTCTACTGACCGCAGAACAAGGGGCTTTTTGTTGGAGGATGGTATGAAGATATGTACTAAATGTAAACAAGA